GACGTTCAGGATTTGTTTTCAGAAGATCCGAATACGTTCACTCTCTCAACCCATTGCTGGATAGGCGGGACTTCGACCTACGACTCCGACGATACCGTTGGGGATAGCACCTACGATCATACGGGAATTGTGGGAGGGGCGGCTTGGGCAGGTTCCCATACCTACACATTCTCAGACCTTGATCCGGGACCGAAATCAGTCAAGGTCGACATCTACGACACAACGGAGGTTGCCAGTTCGGAAGAGGGCCAAGTACGAATAACCCAGATCAAAATATACACGGAGGACCGCGACCCTATTCTTGTTCTTGGAGATCAGGAGTCTCGCGGGTTTCGGATGGATGCCGTTCTTCAGGGTGCAGGGCAGATTCGGTTCGAAATGGACGCCCATATCGACGAGGATTTTGTTCGAATTGGACAGCCGGTAACTATCGGAAACACGAAAAGCACGTTGGCGAACACTAAACTTTCTGAAGCGAGCGTCGGGACAACAGCCGTAAGTTCCACGGTATCGATTGACAGTATCGCACGTCGGGAGATACTTCAGGTATTTTCAGCGGCGGCGGAGTTGTTGCGCACAGTGAAACAAGTTTTGCCGAATGATCATACTCGGGGCTCACGCGAGATCGTGACGACACCTCTACAGTGGGATGGACCTCTTGGTTCTGGCGTGTTGGGGAGTATGCCAGTTTCATTCAATGGTTTATTGACGGTAGATCAGTTGAATAATCTGGATGTCTCAGAGGGTTTCACCGTTGATTCGGGTGTAAGCATTGGATTCACCGGAGCGATGGTAGTTGAAGCGACAGCGGCAAATGCCTGGGCTTGCCGAGACGAGGTTGCGTACAATATTAGTGCCGCGGCAGTGAAGTATCTAAGGATTGCGGTCAATAAGGCAGTCAGTATTTGTGGGTCGAGTTCAGTAGCGATTCAATCTCCGGCGCAGTTCGTCAGGTTGTTGAGGGCTGTGGCAACGTTGTCCGAATCGTGGTTGGTGCAAACCGAGGTGGCGCAATTCGGGCGATTCCCGATTTCGTGGAATGCCGCACTCGATGCTGATGGGGTGTTGACTTTCGGGCAATTGCGTGGGCTGTCGGCTGGCGCTGTAGTTTGTGACTCCCAGACCGAACAGGTCTCTGTGGATACCTCAGTGACCATAGACACACAGCAGATGGTTGCTAATTTGCTGGCTGAAGTAACAGTGTCGACGGTCAGGGATGTACTGGCGGGAGGAGGCATAGCTCTTTCTATCGACAAAGGGTTGAATGTTCAGGCGCTTACTCAGTTGTCGAATTTGCAGCAGAGATCGGCAGGGGTTTCGTTGCCGTCGGCATGGTTGCAACTATCGCAGGTGGATGTATTCACGAGCGTGCCGTTGTCCTGGACGACGACACTATTGGCGCAAGCGGAACTGCCGAGCGATCACCATCACCGAATTGAAGTGCTATCCGGGAAATTGTTAATCGACTGGGGAGCGACGACTCAGATCAAGCAGGGGATACCAGCATCTTTAGAGACTCAACTGAGGTCTGGATTCGGATTGATAGCCGACTGGATAGGTGAATCGAGTGCGTCGGGTAGTGTTACCGTAAACTATCAGGGTTCTACAGTGGTCTCGGTGAACGCTCAGATTGATTTTGGGGAAGGGGTCGCGGTCGGCGCGGTGGTGTCGATGGCCCGTCTACAGAAAATAATGGCAGAAGTGAATCTCTCGGCCAAGTGGACGGGGATCGCGCTGACGCTGATTCTGATTTCGGATGTACAGTTAAGGTTGCCGGGGTTGGCTGGCGCAAGTATGGCACTTCCGTACACACGCGGAGAAATGCTGCAACTGGCCGGTGTCATCGAGGCCGAGATGCGTCTGGCCGAACCACGCGAGGCGATGTTGCGGTTGGTGGACTTTATGAATACACACATAGAAGGAGGCTGATTGTGAGTGGGATACCGATTGACATTCCGGTTTACGATGGCGACGACACAATGGTCCGGGGAGTTCCAGACGGTAACACGCCGTTGCTGACGATGCTCATAAAAGATGTTGACGGTTCGCCGGTATCGTCGGGAATGGTCAACACAGCGACGCTGTGGCTGGTGTTGAACGACACCAGCACAACTATCAACGACCGCACCGACGTGGACGTTAAGAACAAAATCGATGAAAACGGGTTATTCGAGATGCTGCTTGAAAAAGAAGACTGCGATTTCTACTCGGACGACCGCCTCGATGAGGAGCTGCACGTCGCCAGAGTCGTAATCACGGCCACCGGAGTTAAGGGTTCGATTGTAGTCGACAGAACGTTTCGGTTCAAGGTGATCAACCAGAAGCACGTACCAAATGCACAATAGGGAATGATCAATAACAACAGAGGAGTGAGTCATGGAAAAATTTCTATTTCCGCACGGATGCGCGGTCATGGCCGATGACGACACCGATGTCCAAATCGGTGGCAATATCGATTTGACCAAGAAGGTCGCAATGAAGAATCTTGACGCGTCCGACCAGGTCAAGGTAATCAGTGAGAACGCCGGGGACACGACGCAGACAATCACCGTTTACGGAGCGCAACCGAGCGGCGCCAATATCAACGAAGGGATTGATGCGAACGGCCAGACACCGGTACTGTCCTCTGCGACATTCCGATGGATCCACAAGGTTGTCAAGGGCGCGACATGCGCAGGCGGGGTTGCGGTTGTCAAGGAGGCGCCAACGTACATTGGCACAGCTGCCTCTGGTGGCAGCGACTTTATTCAATTGCCGATCAAGAGTATCAACAATGCGGCCGCTGTTGACAAGACCGGCGGCAAGGTAGGTATCCCAGCGACCGCGCACGGCTACGCTACTGGTGACACGGTGGACATCTCGGGTTCAGTCAATTACGATGGTCATTATGTGGCCGATGCCACCTCGTCAACCAACGAGGTTGTTATCACGGCGACGTACGTAGCGGAAACGTTCACAGGGAATGAATTCATCGGAGCTCCGCAGATACTGAACGGTTTGCTCAATATGGTGGTTGTGGCCACGGGCGGAACTGGGTCTGGACAGATCCGTGATTGCGTCTCGTACAATCCCGCCGATGGTAAGCTGAACTTCCGTGATCTTTCCGGAGCGGACTTCGACGACACCACGACTTTTGAAGTCTATTTCGGGGCATTTATGGACAAGGAAGTGTCCGAGATTATGGAGGTCTGGTCGGCGGTAATCGATGCTGCTGCGGATGCGGTCGGGGGTTCGATTAAGAAAGTGGTGCAACCAATCTGTTGGAAGAATCGTCACGCGACGCTGGATTTTAAAAGCTCAAATATATCCGAGGTCCTGACGGGAATCGAGGCGAATGTCTCGATCAAGAATGCTGATGCTGCGGCGGCTGTTGACAAAGGGAACGGCAAGGTAGGTATCCCGGTGACGGCGCATGGTTTCGCGGTTGGTGAAATCGTTGAGATCAACGGGTCCACAAACTACGATGAGTTTTACGTTGTGATCGGTCCGGACACTTCGGACAACGAAGTTGTTATCACAGCAACCTACTCGGCGGAGACGTTCGACGGAAGCGAGACGATGCGCAGCGGCAATGCAGCGTTCGCATTGGAAACGAGTCTGGACGGCACCGGTACAAACGGCGCAGGCAATAATCGTTACGTGCCAACGAGTTCGGGAGTCACCTCGTTCACGAGCCTTCAGAAGAGTGTGTACAACAGCGGGGTGCTGAGCGCGGGCAGTTTCCAGAAGGTCTGGGTCATAATAATTCTGGCGCCGGGGCAAGCGGCGGCCTACACAGATTACACTTTGCAGTGCTCTGGGCAGAGCGCGGCGGCGTAGAGTACACGGTGATGTTTCCTCTGCCATCGAAAGGTCGTGGGTCAGGTCTGGATATCCAGAGCCTGTCCCGCGACCAAGCAATTGCCGCTCTGGACGTGGTTGAAAACACGCTCGATCTGGCCTGTTGTTGTGAGATCAACAAGTCCGGAGAAGGTAAGCCGTTGCCGTATGAGGCCGATCTGCGTGAGCTCCTACTGGTGCGTTGGGGGGACGCGACCGACGCGGCAATGAAAAGAATCTACGAGGTGCTCTCCGAAAAGGCCGGGGATATTTCGCAGACCGAACAGCGCAAGCTTCTGAAAGCTGTCAAAGCGACAATGGGCAAAGAGTTTAGCGAGATTGTCGACAAGAAGCTTCCCAAGATCATGTCGAAGAGCTACAAAAAAGGCAAGAAGGATGTGATCACGCGGTTAGAAGCCAATTTCGTATTGGGGGAAATCGATGATCGCGTGACAGATTGGTTGCATGAACACCACATGTATTGGATCGGCGGCTACTACGACAAGCATGTATCCGAGTTTTTGTCTGCAACGGTCGCGGATGGACTCTCGCAAGGGCTTGGTCGCGAAGCGATCGGAAACCAGTTGTCAGAATTCTTCGAGAAGTATCCGGGTGTCAAAGCAAAGCCTGCCGCTTACTGGCGAGGGATGGCAGCCAACGGGATGAGCCGGTCCCGGAACTTTGGAATGTTACAGGGCTGGGAAGAGGTAGGGGTCAAGATATTGACACCACTTGTCGTCGACGACGAACGTACCTCGGATGTTTGTTTTGCACCATGGACTTCTGTTGCCACGATAGCAGGATACAAGCGTATAGATCAAATTGTCCCAGGAGAAAAGGTGCTAACCGGTTCCGGTGATTATCACACTGTTAAGTCATCTGGTAGTCGATTATCACATTCTTGGGTTTCTATACGGCTATCGTCCGGTTATCTATTGACTGTCACGCCAGAACATCCTATATTGACGAATGAAGGATGGAAATCAGCGGGTCAGATACTGAAAGGAGATCAGCTTGCCCTCCAAGAATCGTCAAACGATAATATGCGCAACATGCGGCAAGGAGTTTGTCCAGATCGGACAGACACGGGATCGGAAGTATTGTTCTCACAAATGTTATTATGCCGCCCGGAGCAAGGGTGCCTGGATCACTCAGGTCTGCGCCCACTGCGGCAAAGAATTCCAAGCGCGACGCTGTTATGTAACTGCTGGACGAGCGCAACATTGCAGCAAGGAATGTCGAAACATGGCTGGACGGAAGGGTCTGAACCCGCAGTTGCTTCTTCGCAAATGCAAGACCTGCGGGAAGACTTTCAGAATAAAGCCCATCGAATTTCTCTCCGGCAAGATCAGAAGGCATTGTTCTGTCGAGTGTCGCCGTCGGCGCGACGTTATGACATGCGAAGGCTGCGGCCAAGAGTTCGAGTTCAAACGTTCGGAAGCGTCTCACCGAAAATACTGCTCGATGGCCTGTTATCGACGTTCACGCTGGACATCCAGTCTGGAACTTTTGGTCGAGGAGATTCTGAAGGAATATCAGATAGAATATCGGAGGGAAGTTGCTCTGGAGCGTTATTCGATCGACTTTGTCTTGTCTCATTTCAATATCGCGCTGGAGGTCGACGGTGCTTACTGGCATACGACCTTAGAAAAAATGGGGGCAAGACAAAAGGGCAGGGAGAGGAAAGAGCAATTGATATTCGATGCGGGCTACAGCCTTATAAGGCTTTCGGGGGACGACCTCAAGGATCAGCCAGAGATAAAAGTTGTGAAGAGTATCTTCGCTGCTCTACAGGCACAGCCACAGTCTTAGAAGTACGGCGAATATTTCTATCCGCCGGTCTGCCAGCTTACAATTTAGAAGTCAACGACGACCCGACGTATGTGGCGCAGGGTATAGTTGTCCATAATTGCCGCGCGATGATTGGCAGGGAGATTCCGGTATCGAGGGCAATTGGTCAACGCGATGCCCTGATGGCAGCGGACGATCCTGAAGATGTCAAGACTATCGCGGCGTGGGTTCCAGCAAGTAAAATCGAGGGGGCGTCGACAAAGACGGTGATGGATTTGGGGGCGATTGCACCGCCGTATCATTTCTTTTGCAGGACTATTCTTGTTGAAAAACTCTAAGGCGAGAAATCACAACTTAACAAACTGAGTTAACATGTTATATCATAAAGAGCGGGCGACCTGTATGAATGCGTCAAATGGTTGCACGACACAAAAATACGCGCAAAGCGCGTAGGTTGCTTTTTGGTTTATTGGTGTGGCGCCCCACCCGACGATTTGTCGGATGGGGTACCTTTGTAAAGGGGGGCGGCTATGCCCGGTGACCTCTGTGACGTAGTCATGTCGATGGTCGAGGGCAGTCTGGTTCTCAGAGCAAGGCAAGGCGCGCTGGTTCAGGTTTACAATGCCGTAACGGACACACCGGTCTGGGAGGGTCCAACCGACAACAGCGGGACGTACACGGTGCCGACCCTTGCAACGGGAATTTATGATATCAAGGTCGATGGCCAAACGGTCAAGACAATTCATCACGTAAAAGCAGATCACACGCACACGCCTGACAGAAGCTGGTTGTTCGCGAAGGACGGCTCAATCACCGCGGATCAGGACGAGGACAACACGATGCCGGTTTACGGAACAGGGTCGGCGGGGTCACTTGAGTACGTGATGGTGTGTGCTGAGTCGGTGGACGCTACCGGCGACGTGACCGTGCATCTCTTAAAAGGACCGAAAAGCGGGGCATCGGGATTGACAGTTGCAAGCAACTCTGTCTGGTCGCATCGGATCAATCCCGGCTCCGCAGTGAATAGATACCTCTTCGACGATGAGGACCCCGGCGTTTCAGTAGCCGCCGATGAATGTGTGACGCTGGGAATTAACCATACCGCAAACGCAATAGCGGGCCTGACGGTGTTAGCCGTGTGCAGGCCGGAGTAAATCGACATGCCGGATAATAAACCAGTGGCAAAGTTTCATTTGACTGATATCAATGTTACACATATTGCATGGTGTAGCAAGGGGGCCGTTCCTGCGGCCAACAATCTTGTGCTGAAATCCGCCAACGTTCCCGATGGTCACGAAGTCATCGCCAAGACGTTCATATTCAAAACGAACAAACTCAAGAAAGAAGTCTACACGTACGCGCTTGAGCCAGACAAACCAGACTTCCAGGGTGACGTGCCCACAGCAGAAGATGTTGAGAAAGCCCAACATTCATTCAGCGAGGCGCTGGCAAAGCAGTTACAGGATGGACAGGGGACATCAGATAATCATGTTTCGTTTGGCGATCTCGGATTCATGATCCAGACGGCAATCGACAAAGATGGCTCTCTCGGAAAGGCTTACGATCTTCCCCCTGTTCCCGGTGGATGGTTTATCGGTTTGAAGCCGGACGACAGCACCTGGGATAAGCTTCAGAAAGGCGACTACAAGGCTATCTCGATCGGTGGGACCGCAAAACGCATTCCTCTTGATGTTGACGAAACAGTTAAGTCTGACAAGGACGGCTATCTCCAGAAGGCAATTGATGCGGTCCAGCGCGTTCTCAAGGGTGACGGCGACGCCAAAACCTTCAATGAAATCAAGCAAGAGGAAGATTGGCGACAGAAACTATGGGATTCGTTCTGGGCATTCCAGGATAGCGTTATGTCAATCGCCGGTGATGACACTGTCGAGGACAAACAGGCAATGGTTGCCGCCAGCTTCGATGAGTTTAAGCCGGTTTTGTTAGCTTACTTCTCGGCGAACAAATCGCTGAGCGAGTCGGTCGCACAGACGGGGGAACTCGTTGCCAAGATTGCCACAGCGTTGGATCCGCTGGCACCTACGATTGAAACATTGAAATCAAAATTCACTGATACTACAGGAGGAAAGGACATGGGAATCTCCACGGAAGATCTTAAAAAGATGACGGATGGTATCGACGAGATCAAGACCACTGTCGGTGATCTGGGTACACGCGTCGGTGCAATCGAAGAGGCACGCAAAGCCGCAGACCCAGACGCCACAAAAGCTGCCGATGACGCATCGAAGGATGATCTTGAAAAGAGTATCGATGATATCAACAAATCATTGGGTGATATCAACGAAACTCTCAAAGGGGGTTGGGGCGCGTGTCAAGACACTCGAGGACACGCCGGACATCAGCAAAAGCAGCCCGCCAGACAATCCCGACAAGCTGGGCAAGAGTGAGCCGTCCACACCAGAAGAGAAAGAGCGGCAGATAGACGAGAATCTCGGAGGCTCTCTTATGGGTGGTTCAGGGAAATCGTCATAACTCGGTAGACGCCAATGTACGCACGCACCAAGACAACCAGGAAGCCAGGGATGAAACAGAATGGCTAACGCCTGGAGGATAGTATAATGCCAGCAACAAATCAGCAGTTAATCAAAGATGCCAACAATGTTCTCGACGGACTCATCGGCAAGAGTGAGACCGGGGCCATCACAGTTGGTGATGTCAACTTCGGGAATTTTATTCCGCAAACGGAGCTCGACCAGCTTCTCCGGTTAACACAAAAACAGAGCGATTTACTGAGTGCGGTTACCGTACGCAAGAGGAATCGTCAAAAAGGAACCTTCCTGATATCCGAGATCGATGGCATGATGCTCGAGTTCGTCGGGGAATTGGATCCGAGAGAAGTGACCAATCGCCCGAGTACTAAGAGGGTGGAGTACAGCACAAAGAAAGCACGTGCTCAACTCGTCTTTTCGTACGAAGAACTCGAAGCGGCTCGCGAGGGCGGAATCAAAAACTTCGAGGCCAATCTATCGCAGGATTTCCGAACTAAGCTTGCAGACAATGTCGAAAACATTTTAATCAACGGCAATACTGCGTTGGGCGATCTCACGAGAGAGAGCAGGGCTTTAGGTGGGGTAAATGGCCTTGATATAATCTCCGACACCGGCGCGAACGTATTCAGTGCCGGCGGTGGGAGGCTCGCGAAGGAGCATTTCCACTACATGCGACAGGTGATGCCGTGGAAGGTCCGTCGCACGATGCGCCGCAAGATGCGGTGGATTTACAACGACATGATTCAGGATCACTGGCACGCCAAGCTGACCAATATCGCAACGCCGTTGGGCGATCGGGCGATGGTCAACCCTGAGATTTTCCCGCCGCTGGGGATCAAGCCGTTAGTCGCACCTTACATCACTGAAAACGGTGGTCCGACGGCAATCGCCCCGACCAGCGCTACCGACAGCTCCGGATACATCACGTTCGTACTTACAACTTTGGTGACAGCGCTGGATCCACCAAGCGTTGCCCAGGGCATTGATCGGACTTTCCTGGTGAAGTGTCTGCTTACTGGCGAGACGGAGTTGTGCGTGGGCTACAAAGATGGATCGAATCTCCTGGCAATTGACACGACTGGCGAGCTTGGGCAGGACTCCGTTAGCGCAGTTGCAAGTAATTATGAAGTGCGGGTAGCTGACGAGACGGACATGTATCTATGCAACCCCGCCGAAATATTCGCCATCTTCCATGACGAGTGGCGCACGGTTCGTCGGTACGACGAGCTGGTTGACGGTATCCTCGTAACTATCCACCTCGAGCTGGATGTCTGTGTGCCGCTTCCAGAGAGAATCGTGAAACTGACGCAGATCGCGATCCCGCCGATCGCTCTGCCAACAGCCGCCTAATCAGGAAGGGTGTGAATAGTCATGAGTGAGAAAGTGAAAGTTAAGCTACTGCCTGAACAATATGTACAGGGCAGGAAAAGGTACGCGAAGGGATGGACACGGGTCTTCGATTCTGATGATCCGGCACTCGCGTTCTACCTCAACAATCGGTACTTCAAGGTTGAGTCTGCGAATTCCAGACCCAAAGTCAAACTGCTGCCGGGTGTGAGGATTCCAAACGTAGTTGAACCGACCCCAAAACCTGTCAAGCCGGAGACTGATGATCCGACTGGCCAGGGGGACGGGGGGCCAGCAAGCGACCTGATTAAGGTTATCGACAAAAAGTTGGTTGATATGCTGGTGGCTGATGGGTTCGACTCTATTGAGAAGGTGAAAAAGTCCGGGGAACTGGAACTACAGAACGTCAAAGGGATCGGCGAAGTGCTGTCTAAGCAGATCCTCAAGGCCTGCAATGAGGACGACCCGACCGGGGACAAGGAATTGGACGAATAATCGCGTGCGTTAAAACAAGATAGGAGATCGAACAAATGTATAAAGGTCCGACCGACAATAGTCATGTGCCAGGCTTGAAAGTTGAAGGGGGACTCCTCGGCACTTTCGTTCACGGGGCTTTCATCGCGAACGGTACCACAGGACCCGTCCAGGTAACTGGCACCGGTGATGGTACGTTTTATTATGATAACACAGCAGGGGTTGTCGTTATCGGTAACAGGGCGGTTGACATCCCCGCCGCAGCCGATACGCTCCTGGAAACCGCCGATGATATTTTCAATGACGGACAGTCCAGGGTCTACCGCATCGTCGCGTGGCGACATCCCGATACTGGAGCGATCGCCAAGAAAATTATCCTGGGTGCAATCGCTACCACTGGTGCACAGGTTGCGCCAACTGATGCCGAGGTAGAGGCGGCTCTCTACAAGGATGCTGAGTGGGTCGAACTGGGACGGACAACTATCAACCGTACCGGCGCTGAGACAGCCACCCAAACGGCTACCAGTAATGTTCACCGTCCACTCGCCACGGCGAATGTGGTACGCGCGTAAGGAGAACACGTGCCCTACATTAGTGTGGCCTATCTTCGGGCGGAAGGTGTGTCGGAAAGTCTGTGTCCGTCAGATCTTCTAAACTCGCGTATTGCTATTGCAACCGAATTGATCAATAGCAGGACCGGACTGTTTTTTGAAAAACGGTCGGCCATAAGCTACAAAATTGATGGTCCCGGCCACCCGCTGCTCCCGCTGCCCGTGCCACCAGTGTCGGTGGACAGCATCACAAAGGTAACAATTAGTGACGTCGAGGTTGATGCGAGTCTCTATGAGGTTCGTATCCCTCAGCATGGGAATCGGCGTTTTCATCCTGTGTTGAGGCATTTGACAGGTAACTGGAGCGAGGGCCGGAGTAACATCACAGTGACAGGAGATTTCGGGTTTGTCGATGTCGATTCGGAAGGAGACGCGACAACTCCTGTGCTGGTGGAAGAACTGTGTGCACGCTTGGTTGTCTGGAACCTTCCAAAGTTCGGGGATGTAGACGAACAACGAAAGGGGCGGATCATTCGGGAATCGATTCGCGACTACAGCTATCAACTGGCTGATCACAGCGCAGGCGGGGCCGGATCGTTCGGTGATACACGGATCGACAAACTGTTTGCAATGTTCAAGTCTACTCACGTGGGGGTTGCATGATTAAGCGGAATGGTGACAATCGGTGGACGATTGATGTCGGGCAAGTGATTCAGGTACTCGTAGTGATAGCGTCGTTTTTGGGAATCTATTTCACAACGTTGACAGATATCAAGGTCGAGCTTGTAGAGATATCCACGAACCAGATAAACCAGAGCCAACTTCTGGAGAAGCATGATAAGCGCATCGGAAAAAATGCCGAAGGCATTCAAGAAGTTGAGAAAAAAGTTGCGGCCCATTTCGGGGTGAGTACGCCG